CTTCACGCAACAGTCGCGTCTTATTAAAGAAGACATCTTTAAGCGATGCGTTGGTGTATGCAGTGGTGCCTTTAGTTAGGCCAAGTTTTGATGGCGTAGCAAATCCTTCAATCTCACCTTCACTTAGCAGCTCGATGATCTTTGCATAAGACGTTGAATCTAGATTGTCCTTGGCTTCTGTGGCTTTGCGGCCACCAGCGCCGCTTTTGCCACCACTGCCACCAGCGCCAAAAATGCTCACGCCGCCACCTGCACAATATCAATGCCGGCGCTGATTACTACACTGCCGACCAGCGTTTCGCCATAGACCACAGGCACCGGCACACCTGCGCGTGAAGTATTCTGGATGCCACTAAAGCTAAAGCTCTTTCGTGGATCACCTTCGTCTTGGCTGATTTTTGGCGTTGGTGTGAGGAGCTGGGCAATGCCACCGAGTACGAGGCTGGCGCCCAAAAAGAATAGAGACGCACCGAAAGCATTGAAGGTGGATGCACCGATTTTCAAAGCTGCTGTTGCGCCAGCCGCTGCAGGGAAAAAGAATGACGCCGCGATCAAAGCAACGCCGATCAAGATGCGTCCGACGGCACCAGCACCAGCCACCACTGGCACGAAGCTAATAGGCGCCTGTCCCGCCGGATCATGCAACTCCTCGGCCAGTAAGTCATAAGTGCCGATGCTGACGCGGTAGTGTTGATCGCTCATGTGCGCTTCTAGCTCCGGCCAATTCGCCAACAAAAACCGCACCGCTTCGGCGGCAGTTGCCACATCAGCTTCGAGTACGCGATGGCCGATGAACTTTGCGAGCTTGCCGTATAGCTTGATCTTACGCAGCATGTCGCAACCTCCTTCCTGTACATTTTAGTAGCCAACCGCCATAAAGGTCGCGGCTACTCAAGCGGCTTTGCATGTGATGCAAGACGGTTTGATCGCCTAGATAGACGGCGCAATGGTTGAGGCCGGGACTGCTGATGCTCATGAACAGCAAGTCACCAGGCTCCAGCTCTTCGTGCTGCTCCAGCTCGCGGAAGCCAGTGGCCTTCCAGCAGTCGTCAAAATATGGCGCTGCTTGAAACTGGTCTGGATCGGTGCAGCGTTCCCAGTCGCGCAGCATGATGCCTTGCTCGGCGTACCAATCCCGTGCCAAGGTCCAGCAGTCATGCACTGCCCACACCCACTGACGGCCTATTAGCGGCGCCTTGTAGCCACATGGCTTGCATTCGCCCCATTGCTCGGTTTTGGGGTTGACTATGTACCACGGCAGGCCATTAGCTTCGCAAGCCGCACGATCTGCAGGCGATGGCGTAGGTGGTGTGACGGGATGGCTATGCACCACGGCGATGATTTCTCCAGCATCTTCAGCAGCAGCCCAGTCATCAGGAGACAGCGCAAAGAACTGGTCGGGGCTGGTTGCAAGGTTCTTGCATGGCCAGTACCGCTCACGACCTTTCACTACGAGCAGCAAGCCACACGCTTCCCGTGGATCTTCTGCTTTGGCATGAGCTAGTGCAGCGTCTTTCCATGTCATGATGCTGCAGACCCCACTCCCGGATAGGAGCCATACGGCAACTCCGCATTAGTGCCAAACCGCACCTGGCAACTACTCAGTCGCTTGCCGCATACATCCAGGCTGGCGCTGCCTACGGCATTGTTGTTGGCATCAAAGTAGTTGGTACCGGTGTATCCGCATTCACTTGAGCGATATACCCACTGACAGATATTGGCAATGCACTGCCGCTTCGGCGCCCTGACGCCAGCGAGGTCAAATACACTGGCAAGCTCAAACTCTACTAGCTCACGATTCTCGGCGCTCTTGCGGTCGATGTAATATATCTCACGCGGAAATTCCGCAGAGAAATCTTCCGTTGGATTGATTGGCTCCACCAATATCGAGTCATCATCTTCCAACAGCAGTGCATCGCTATCTTCTGTCAGCAGGATGTCGCCACTTACGGGAAAGTTTGCTGCATCCAGGTAGCGCCCTAATGTGCGGATGCGCGTCACCTTTGCCGCTTCAAGACCATTCGGCAAGCTCAGCAGGATTGCAGTGATGCTGCCAAGGATGTTGCTAATGCGAATCTTTGGCCGTGGCAATGCGCCTTGTCCTGTGTATTCAAAGCCATCTGCCTCAACTGGAAACCGCAGATATGGATTGCCTTTCCATATCACTTCGCCATTGTTGACTAAGTTGGTGCCAGCATGAAATCTATAGATGTCATTGACGCCGTGAACATTAGCAAACAGTTGCAGTTCAAATAGCTCAATGATAGCACTAGGGTCTGGCGCTTGGAAGTCACCGGAGATGATTGATACCGCCTTCCATGTGACGGTGCCATCCACCACTTCATTGCCAATGAATGACGGCCAAAATGGCTCGGCGCTGCCAGTGGTGCCAGCAACCACGCAACGAAAGAAGAATCCAGTACCTGGATCAGTGAATGCCTGAACGACATCACCAACGCTATGCGCAGTGCCGCTTTGCCAGGGTGTAGGTGCAGTCACGGCTCAAAGACTTGCCGGAACGTGGCGCGTATAACACCACGCAACGGCTCATCAATGGTCTTCTGCCATTGGCTGCATACCCACTTGTAACTGGTGCTGGTATCAGGTGGTGTCCAATCAAAAGATTCTGCACCAGCGCGTGCTTCTAGGAAGGTTTCAATTTCATCAGCTACTTCTTCAGTTACATTCCACTCAAGCGTCCATTCCTTTGGGTCTTGGTTTAGGCCAAACCGTACACGCTGCTCATAGCCATCGCCAAATTTGGTAGACCGTACAGCAGGTGCACTGCTTTTGCTTGCGCCGACGCGTGGTTTGTAATCAGGGAAGGTAGCCATTAGCGTGCCAAGATACCGCCAGGTCGTTGTTGCTTGATTAGCTCTGACTGTACCGCAGCACTGATGACACGACCAAGCTGGTTAGCGCCTTGCTCATCACCTTCTACGCTACTACCTTTTGCATCGACGTTGACTACTACGTTGACGTTGCTGCCACCCATCTTATTGTTAGCGACGATGGTGCCACTGCGGCCTGGTACAAACAGCTCTGGGCCACGTTCGCCCACCATGTAAGTCTGGCCGCTGGATACGGGGCCGCCTTTGGCACGGCCGGGGAGCAGCCCCATCCCGAACGATGATGGATTAAACGATGCAGTAGTGCCGCTAAATGCGCCGCTAAAA